CTTTAATGCTTACTGCCTCACCCTGAGGCTGACCTACGATGATTTCACCCGTTCGCAGAAACAAACTCATCTATTTCTTCCTTAGTGGCATACACCAACAGGTGATCACCTCCAATCGAATCGATATCAGGCCGTACCTTTTCACCATAGGTCCGGATGAAGTAGATATCACCTGAGAAATTATCGAAACTGAAGTTCTTCAGTAACGGGTAGTTCTGAACAAGCTTAACTCCGGTTATGATCGGCAATGACTCACGGTCATAGATACCAAGCGACCAGAAGCTAAAGCGTTCATTCCATCTCAGGCGAAGCGTAACTGGTGTATCGTCGAAAACCGCCTGCAAGGTCTGGTCAGTAAATCCAGCCTGAAAATTTAATGGGGTCATGGGGTGACATTACCTATAATGTTGCCGAGATATTGCTGAAGCTTACCGCCCGAACCGGATAACCCATCCAAAGCCTGACTCAGGATTGAACCCGTATTCTTGCCAACGTTTTTGGTTGGCGTAGCTCGGTTAGCCGTAGCCGGGTCTGCTGAGTTTGATGCTCCGGCTTTAGCAGTAGCGCCATTACTGGTCGCATCCGTTTTCCTGACGCCTACACCAGGCGGAACCTCTGTCGTAGCTGTACTGACGATATTTGCCTGAACAGCATCAATCGTAAAGTTGACCGCATCACCATCATCCACCCTTCGGGGAATGTTAATGCCCTGAATCAGCATATTCTCGTAGGTGTAATTTTTGGTGTAGATGGTTACCAGTTCGTTTGAAAGATAGAGCGAGTCAAGCAGTTTGATAGCTGTGTTAACCCTGTCTTCCCCATCGAAACCACTATCCAGAGCGTTTGCTACCTGCGTTAATACCCCTGTCACAGGCGCATTACTTATCATGCCGGCAACAGTGATCTTTTTCGGCTGACGGATGATGTGATCTGAAATTGGCGACCCGTTTTCTACGGGGTTCATTGTCACATCACGCGTCCACTCATGAGTTTCCTGGTCCAGTGTGTCGAACTCAAGATTGCCGACACCCGGGTCATTAAGCCTGAAGGTGCTGTCGCCTGCCGAGTTCCAGAGGAAGCCAAGCACATCAGTTGCCATGCTAACCTCCAGTGTTGAAGTTTAATGTGTTACCAAGCGCATTCCATCCGTAGTCACTGAATGCTGATTTTGCGCTATCCTGAAGGAATTTAACCTGCTCGTCAGACGTTCCTGCAGGGACTGAGATGTTGCCTATATTGACATCAATCTTAGGACCGGTTGCTGCTGATGGCGGTGGCAGTGAAAGAGACTGATAACTGGGTAGTAGAGTATTTCCACCTTTTGCGTCCTGGTTGAAGCCTCGCACGCCAGCAAGCGTATCTGACCACATTCTGGGGATATCAAATGCACCGTTTGTTTGTGCATTTCCCCACGACGCCCACTTACCTAAATCCTCAACAAGCCACCCTGCCTTTTCCTTCAGCCAAGGTGCAAATTTCGTAGTCCCAATCTGATCGCCAAACTGCTGAACTTTGTCCTGACTGGAGTTAAAGAAGTTAGCGAGACTGTTAAGAACGTTCAGTGCCCAAACAGCCATATCCTTCATGTCTGTAAGTGCCACTTTCAAAGAGTTGATTGAATCGGTGTACTCAGAAACCGGTCCGATCATTTCTCCAAGAAGCGACTTGTTGCCATTGAGCCAGGAGTTAACGTCTTCACCTACAAGGAACAGAGCAGCAAGTGCAGCTATTACCAAAAATACATGGCTTGTCAGTGCGGTAAATGCCGCTGACAGGAGATAAACAAAACCTACAAGGCCAGCCGCACCAAGTGCGACACCAAGCAGTTTTACAGCGTTCTCTGCACCACCAAGAGCATCTATCACAGAGTCCAGTGCATACTCGATTTTATCCGCCATCCACAGAAACTTATTTGCCACCCATGTGACCGCCCCGCTGCTGCGGTTGAGCCTGTTGATAAACATCGACCACCTGTTGTTTACCAGAACGAGTGCCTGACCAATAGTCATCGGCATTTGTTTAAACTGGTCGACGAATTGCGGGAGGACCTTAATCAACCCTTCAGCAAGCATTTTACCCGTTACTTTGCCGGTGGAAATGAAAGCCTTAAGGTTGTTGTTAGCTCCTGGAATGGCTTTACCGAGCGCCCTGAAAAGGTCAGGAGCCACATCGATAAGCGTGTTCATTTCTTCCATCTGGACAGCTGGAGATCCAATTGCCTGGCCAAGCTGGAAGAAAGCCTGCCCCTGCGCTACTGCTGTTGATCCAGAAGCAGCAAGCGCTATGGATACTGCATCGGTAAGCTGTAAAACCTGTTCCTGGTCTTTATAGAAGTCCTGAGTGGCGTTACCGGCCTTAATGTAAAATGATGCGTATTCTTCAATGCCCTGCCTTGCTGCACTTGCCCTTTGGGCCACAGTGTCGAATGCCTCTCCGCCGGTAGTGATGGTCTGCGGCAGCATTCCAATTCGAGCCTCAAGAGACTGCATCTCGTCAGCAGTTTTGGCAATATTTGAGATGGTTACAGCACCGAATACCGTAGCAAGAACACCGCCAAGCGCATTGAATGACTGAATGGTTTTATCGACCTTTCCGTCTACTCTGTCCAGTCCTCGCCCCACGCTATCTGATCCGGTAAGGCCGAGGCGGATAAGTAATTCACGAATAACCATTTACTTCTCCATTGGCGTGTTCAGATAGTCGGTCATCTCTATGAGTGCATTAAGCTTGAGCAGGTCTTCGCATGTGATAAGTCCTGACTTCACTTCTGCAACCGTACACATATTTCTCATTATTGGACGCCACACCCATAGCTCTGTTTCAACATCTTCCCTTAGCTTTCCCGTGTCGCGCCTTTCGCCAGTGACTGAACCCGATTTGCCAGCTCTTCTGGGCTTAACCCAAACAGGGTGAGAACTTTCGTAAAAAAAGGGGTGAAGTTGAGCTTCAGCACTTCCCAACACAGCTCGAAGAAGTCGAACAGCGTGTCTACGGTGAACACAAGGTTCATTGCGTTAGGGCTGTCGATTTTCTTCTCATCAGTAACGCTGAATGTTGATGAATCGCGCAGGATGGGAATGATGACCTCCTCCAGCGTTTTCTCATCGATGCCGGCCAGTAATTGAATGGCGTTAGCATCACCGCCTGAAGCAAGGCCCTTATCAAGCAGCGTTTTCAGTTTTACTAAGTGCTTTGCCGCAGCGAAGGCATTCATTTTGGCGGCTTTAAACTCTTTGTCACCGATATGGAAAGTTGCGAATTCCTGAGACATATGGACCTCAAAAAAACCGCCCGAAGGCGGAATTGTTAAACGTTATTGCCACCGAGGGAGAATTTCAGGTCAGCGCATTCAAAGGTGTAAATTCGCTCGCCAACCTCGTTAGTTGAGAAGGCCACATCACCTAACTGATAAAGCCACGCCTGGCCTGCTGCAATAACAGTACGGCCAGAGAAGTCAGTTACTGACACCGGATAAACCGCCTTGCCGTCCTGCGTTAATGAATCCAGGTTCATCAGTGCAGATAGTTCGTCGTTTGCCGCGGATGTCTGCAAAAGATGCAGTTCGATCTGCCCACGCTTATCCGTTACTCGCGCGCGACCTACTGAGCCATCGAGACCAGCACGTGATTCATAGAAGTTGGCGTTCTTACGAGCTGTAATGGAGTCTCCATCACTGAAGCCGGTTAATAGCAGTGGGCCGATAGTGACAAATACTTCTGAGCCGTCATAAGAGCCAGTTAATTCAGCAGCCATAATTAGCCCTCGTAGCTATAGGTAAGTGAGCCGTTGATTTCGACCACCTGGATTGCGCCAGCCAGAAGCGCAACAAACTCGATATAAAGAGTGCGGGTAGCTTTGATATCAGCAGAGACATCGGCTGCATTTGGGTAAGTGATACGGAAGCCAGGGATTGTTTTACCCTCGCTGTCACGCTCATCAGGAGCGATTCCACCTGCCTGCTGTCCCTGAATAAGTGAACCGTTCAGGTTGTTGACGATGAGGGCAATACCGCCATTGGTGTAAGGCACCTTCTTCTGGCGGATCATCAGAGAAGCCATGTTCTTCTGAATGGTGTCTACAAGCCAGTCACGGAATCGCACAACATCAATCCATTCGCCAGATGCAACCTTGCCTTTGTTAATCAGGTAGGTATTTTCGGCGTACTGCTCGTAGGCATTGGCGTTCTTCTGGAAGATGTAGCTTTGTTCTGTGTCGCTGAACTTGCTAGGTGTGATAGCAGCCAGTGTTTTAAGTGCCCACGTTTCGCCACCGGGCGCAATGGTGAAGCATCGACCCATCCATGCCATTTCAGGATAATCTGTCGCGGCTGCCTTGTGAGGAATTAGCGTTGTACGCAGATATTGAAGGTCCTGCAACTGCGATGCGATATCGTCAGCAGCAGACGTCCAGATATCAGCAGTATCGCTGCATGCGAAGAACAGTTTCGTCTGCGTCTCAGCCCATGCCGCTGCATCCTGAATTAGTGCGTCACCACGTTCTACCAGAGCAAATCCGTACCAGCCTGGGTCTTCCTGCTGAATGGCGTTAAGGTCCGCTTCTAATCCGTCTGCTGAGCCTGCGGTTGCGATTGACAGGTTGGTCACTGGCTTAACGATGGTTGCTGTCTCAGGAGCTTTCACTACCAGGTGCAGACCTTCAGCATCAGCAGTGCTTGTAAACAACGCATCAACTACAGATTGCGCCGCCAGCGCTGTTTTCAGGCCGGTATATATGTCTGACGCATCATCACCACTCGCAGCGGTATAAGTTACGGTGGTGCCATTCACGCTGAATGTGAAAATGTTGCCCGTTGTGATCGTCGCATTGGTTACTGTCAGGTCTACAGAAACAGCGTTTCGGCGACCTACCCATGCCTGATTTGGGCGTGGCGTCTGACTGAATACTGCTGAGAGCGCTTTGAGCGTCTGCGGATCAAGTCCGTCCTGCTGCGCCGCGCTGTAGCTTGAATATTTACGGATTCGCTCACTGAATGCCGTTGTCGGCGAAACTGCAAGTGGAATGCCGAATGACGCCTTCGCGATACTCGCTGTGTCCAGCGAAATAGTCACGTTGGCAATCTGGCTTAGATTTGCCATTGATGAAACTCCGTGTTGATTAGTCGGATGTGACGGCGATAGTGAGGTGTGTTTCTATTCCGCCGATGTCGCCTGTCGCATCAACGGTTTCTATGAGCCCTACGTCATCCGTATACTTGCCGGTGTAGCGGAATGTAAGGTCTACATTTGCCATCGCTTCGAAGTTTGCTTCATCTCGCAGGCCTGTAAGGTCGTTAACCTGGGCGCTGTTTGCGATAATGAATTTTTCTCTGCGCATCAGGTAGCGTGATGTGGTTTTACGGATGTTATTAATCAGATCGTCGCAATGTTCTCGTGCGCTTCCGCCGTACACATTAACCATCACCGTTCCTTCTCTAACGCCGTGTGAGGGCATAACACCTTCATTATCTACTTCGCCATGCTCATCCCTGCCAACGGTCGTACGCGTTGATACACGAAGCGTGGCATAAGGCAGAGGAGGCCGGGAGTTGTTCTGATTGGCGTAAGCGAGAGGTACAGATAATAGCTGGGACAAAACACGGTAAGCAGCAGACTCTACAGCATCAGGAACGAATGTTGATACTGTGGTTTCAGCCATCGCGTTTCCTTACCACATAATATTTATAGTGGGGTATGATTCCGTTTTGCCATGGTTCGCGGTGCTTAACTTCGTAGTTAAAACCATCGATAACGACAAGTGCAGGCTGTGCCATGGGGAAATCATCAGTAATCTGCAGCTTAGTGTCGCTGTACAGACGGCGATAATCAGTTAGCCTTCTCCCTTCCTCCAGGCTCTCAATCTCCTGCGTATCTTTGATACTTTGCACGCTGAAGGAAGCTGTGGACTCCGTCATTACCCCATCAACAATCACGCCGTTAACCAAAGTCGAAGGCGATGGAGTAAATACCTGATAAGGCCTGCGAAACGGATTACTCATTGTGACCTTCCGTAATCATGAATGGCGAAAGTGACTGAATTAAGCATTACGCCAGTGTCTATAAGCGGCTTAGATGAGCCCTTCAGTGCTATCGTAACCGGAGAGTTTGGGGTCCAGGCTCCTCCAGAAATGCTCTTCTTGACGCCATCCACCATGTAAGAACCGACTGCCTTAAAGAACTGAGAGAAGTCAGTTCTTCCGAGGAGTATTTGCGTTATGCCATTTACTGCATACTTTTCCAGCCGAGAGACCGACGTATCAAAGTAATTGCGCATGAATGGGCGTGATGGAATTGTCCTCGTGCCGAATTCGTTCCATGCTGCGTATTCAGCGACAAGAACTCCATCATTGACCTCACCCTTCTGGATGCCGACAACCACCTCTTTGCTTCCGGTTTCCTTGAGCTCTCGCCTGAACCTTTCCCATTGCCGCTTGTTGTCTGTGATTTTTACGGACACAAGCATCCCCCCACGACTCCACGAGTCATAATCGAGAATCCTGCCCCTCTCTTCTTGCGGAGCAGTTGCAGCAGGTTTCCATATGTAGTCCCGCTGAGGTAACTGGAATCACCTGATACGTAGCCGTAGGTAATTGCCAGATCACCTTCCTTGCGTGAGAGGATGCGACCAGATGATGTAGAGCCGTTATCAGAGTAACCGCCAGGCGATGCCATGATATGGGCCGCCATTAGAGCTAGAGCAACGTTATATGCGTCTCCGTACTCTTCTTCGCAGACAAACAGTGATGCAAGGTCGATGTAACCCTGAACAACCTCATCAGGAACAGCCGCAAATTCAGGCGCTAGCTTGCGGAAGATTTCCAGAGGCGTAAGACCTTCAAATGCGGCAATGTTCATTACTTCTTGTCCTTCTCTTT